TGATGTTCGGCGTGAAGTGGTCAGCAGCCGAGAGCGCAACGGTCTGGCCGGAACCCACGCGGCGGTTGTTGTCCCGGCGGAGGTCTTTGAGCTTCGTCGCGTAGACCGATGCCATGACCTGCATGTTGTTCGGGTCCGTGTCCAACAGGAGCGCATGCGCCGCGCCCGCGTAGATCAGAACATCGACGTGGTTCTGTGGAACGAACGGGATCTCGATGTCAGGTTGCAGTGGCCTGAGCTGCCGGGCGAAGTATTCAACGGTGAGGAATGGAGCTTCCGCTGGGTCAGTGCGCGGCACAGTCGTGATCGCCTCGAAGGCCGGGATGGGGAAGACCTGGATCCTGGGACGGTTGTTCGGCCCCTCTTGGTGTTTGGTCCAGACGATGGGCTTGCCGCCAGTGTTGGTGATGCCCACCAGTCGCTGGCGGAATATCACATTGGTGAGTTCGGCCAGGGGCACGTTGTTCCAGTTGCCCGGTCGGATCATGTCGATGACGCCCAGATCCTCCGGCATCTCGTAGATCCCCTCCTTGTCCTTGAGGAAGATGTTGGACTCCCGGCGCAGCCAGTCCCAGTAGCCCTCCTTGCGGATCATGTCCGCCTCACCCTCCAGAACGAACTGGAGGTAGGCATCGAACTTCGTGGTGCCCCCGGTCGTCGCGGTGTATTTCGCGTCCCCGTCCTTCTCCACCAGGAGGATGACGCGATCCACGATCCGGCTGTAAGTCATGAAGGACCCAGGGGTGACCCGGACGGGCCTGCGCACGTCCATGAAGGTCTCGACCTGGAAGATGCCACAGCGCAGCAGGGCCAGCCCTGAGAGGCTGAACGGCGACGTGCCGACCGGCTGGTTGACCAGGGTGGCGCTGAGGAACTCGAAGCCAGGGAGCCCGATGATGCCCCAGAGGGGGTCCACCGTGTCGGTGTGCTCCAGCTTGGTCGTGTTCAGGTTGCGGTCGTTCAGGTAGACCTCGATGACCACCTCGTTGTCCGCGCGCCTGATGCGCATCCGCATGTCCTGCCAGAGGCCCTTGTAGGGCAGCACCGACGTTCCCTGGACGTAGTTCGCAGCGTCGAAGCCCTCCTCGTCCAGGTTCAGGTCGTCGATGTTGAGGACGGTCTCCGCTAGGACGGTGGCTCCGTCCACCTCCATGGACGCTGGCCTGGAGAGATCCGGTATCCGCTTCCTCGGTTGATACTTGATGATCTTGAGGGTGGGGGCGGTGTCATCGAGAGGGAAAGTAACTCGAACTCCGTATCCCTGGTCGAAACAGATGGGCTCTTCCTGGACACCAAGGTCAAAGAGGAGCGGGTCTTTCGACATCCGCGCGAGGAGCGTGAACGACGGCGCGGTAGTAACTGCCGTATCGCCGCCAGAAGGTTCCGTATCGTCATGTGCCCAAGTCCCTCGGACAACATAGTCGGGGCTGTCCATCACGTCTTCGGTGAGGAAGACCTGAGTCTTCATCGCGGTGGTCCCTGGTCCGAAGAGCGGGGATAGCCCGCTCTCGATCAGGGCAACATCAACTGGAACAACCGCCTCCTTGGAAATCTGAACCCCGCCGCAGGGGATCGTGTATGCGGTCCCGATGTCGCCATCTTCGCGGTCGAACTTGTCCTGGAATCTTGAGGTCATGGATCCACCTGACAGCTCTTGTGCCGCTGCACGTTGCGGGGGTCTTCCCAATAGTTCTTGTCGCCGGTCTCCCTGATCTTCCCGTGGAATAGATCAGCGGGGACCGAATGAGTCATGCGCCCGAAGTTGGGGTTGCGACCAGCCTCCTTCACCAGCGTGCGGCGCTCATGGATGTGTTCCTGGAAGGCGCGCTCCTTGGCCGTCTCGCTGCGCGTGTCTGACCAGTCGTAGACCCTCTTCTCCTGGGGGATGTCGTCAGCGTCCCTGCACTGGGAGGTGTCGAGGCCAGGGAACTGTCCCGACTCCAGGATCTCCTGGATTCCATTCGTCTTGGGCTTCATTTCTTACCTACCAACCGCGCACGGCGGCCATACGACCTGCACTTTTTTCACCCGCTGCCCTTGCTGACGTAGAACTTCACCGAGGTCCAATTGCAGACGGTGCAGCGGGAGGTCTGTTTGGGACCAACCCGCTGCACCACTGCTGGCGCACCACATTTCCGGCATGCGCGCCTCATCTCACTAGGGGCATCCGGCAACGCCCGTGCAGAGACCCTCGATGAAGCCAATGGCGTTGGGGGCGAGAACCTCAAGGGTTCCTTCCCACTCCACCATGCCCTTGGTCGAGGAGCCGACCTTCGCCAGCTCAACGGCCAGGACTGGCCTCAACACTGCGATCCGCAGCTTGTTCGCCTCAGCAGTCGAGATCCGATCCGTCGCTTGGTAGCGATGGAGGTAAATCTTCTGCGTCCCGAAGTCGCTCTGATAGAAGTCCACCGTGTTGATGACCGTCCTATCGTTGACCGGGATGTTGTAGCGAACATTGCTGTTCGGATTCAGGGTCAGGTTAGACAGCGAACGCTTCTGCTCGGCATTGGCCCAGAGCGTGTCCGTCATCGCGCCCTTGTCCCACATCGCCTGAAGGTGCGCGTTGAGCACACACTCATCGATGCAGGAGTCAGGCGAGGATCCGGTCACCGTGGTCACGGTCCCCATCTCGTTTTCGGCGAGACCGAGAGTCGTAACGCACGTCGGGTCGTCTGCTTCCGCAAATGCGTAGTAGCCGTCCATCTTCCGTGGGACTACGCCTACCGAGTTTCCCTGAGCCGTCTGGAACTGGCGGATCGAATGCACAAGTGCGAACTCGATGAACCGCGCCAGCTCCATGGTGGCCTTACGGAGTTGGTAGACGTATTCGTCACGGAGCCCAGCAGTGTTGATGTCTCGCTGGGTGTCAGACACATCGAAGGTTCGACGGAGGATGTGCGTCAGGTTGCACAGTCGCTTCCTGGGCACGAGAGGATCGAACGTGGCGTCCGAACCCTCAGCCACCGCCTGCACGTCGGCGTTGCCGACATCCGGGTCGCCGAAGTCGGCGAGGATGTCCACTAGCCATTCGTGAACGATGTTGTTGGCGGGAACTTTCTCGAACCCTGACAGATACAGCGTATCCATCGGGCTGATGTTGGTGATGATGTCGAGCAGGTCTTCCCGGTTACCGGTGCCGACATCGAAGGAGTTCATGACTCCCAGACTGCCTACAAAGGGCATTCTTCTAGCCTCGCGCGTTGGCGCAGGGCCGCCCGCTCGCTACCTCGGTAGGTGATCCCCCAACCGGTCCGACATGTTCTTCTCTAGAAGGCGGTAGCCAGTCTTTTGTTTCGCAGGGTCGGCGTCAGCGATGAGCTGCTTCCAAGCGATGCTCTCTTCACGCATCTCCTGCTCTGGGTTGGACTGGGGTGCCGCTATGTATCGGGTGTTGGCTGGATCACGTCCCCCCGGTGCGAGGGTGGGTGGCACTGCTGTTTGCGAGACCGCCCCCCGGACCACCAGCTCTTCTGGCTCAGCTATCGCCTTGAACGCTTGCTCGATTGGGATCCCAGGATGCTTCCCACGGAACATCTCGATAGACGGTCCGTGAACTTGGACATCGAATCGCGGGTATTTGTTCGCAAGCTGCATCAATTCACCATGGATGCGATTCTCCTCCAAGCCCTGAATCTGAGGCTGGAAGACATCCATCATTTCCTTTTTGAAGCCAGCGAAGTATTCCCGCATCCGGGCGTCCTGCATGACCTGCATCCGCGTTTCAGGGTCCAGGTTCTCCAGATTGCTCTGGAGCATCTGCTGGTGCTGTTGCTGGAGAGCTGTGAGCTGCTCCGCCGTTTGACCGGCGGACAGCTTCAGCTCCTTCACTTCGGCCACAGCAGCCTGTCGTTCCTGTTCGGCAAGACGTAGGTCCTGAGACAACTTCGAGAAGCGCTCATTCGCCTTCTGAGAGAATTGCTGATCGTCGGGTCCTTGCGGTGGTTGGCCCTGGGGCGGCGGAGGTGCCTGAGATCCATCTATCGCCTGTTCCGTTGTGCCCATCGGTGGCTGCTGACCGAGAACCTGCTGCTGCGTGGGCTGACCCATATCGTTCTGGGCCGCAGCACGCTGTTGCTCGATAGCCTGCCTGACGTAGCTTCCGGGGGGAGGTAGAGGAGCCGGCGGTCGCCCGTCCGGTCCAACCGCAACCTGCTTTTGAGTCAGGTTGAGCCCTTGCTCTTGGTTCAACTGTCCCTTGAGCGCGAGCGCCGCGTCGTCGGCCCGCGGTTCAAACTGTGAAGGGTTTTGTCCTTGCTCAGTCATTGGTCATCCTGGTGTTGCACGACTTCACCATATTCAGTGCCGTTTGCCGCCCCGAACCGGCTGCGGAGGAATGGTGGGCAGCCCTTTTGGCCGGCTTGCCCATATTGCTCACTCTGGTGACCAACCGAGGATGTTACCTCCCTGGTCCTTGCTGATGCCTTTCCACAGGTTGTTCATGCTGGTAGCCATGTGACGCGAGCGCGTCCGACTAATCATGGCGTCCATCGTGGTGTTGAATCCGGCCTTCCGACAGAGCGGCACATACTGCTTGCCCGTCTTCGACTCGGTGCCACCACCGCTGTTGTTGTTGCTGTAGCCGTGCCTCATCACATGTCTCCTATCGTCTCGGGTCGGATCTTGCCGTTCGGGCCCACTGCCCGGTCAGCTTTCTCCCGCACCATTTCGAGCTGCTGCGAGAGGTTTTTGATGTTGTGTTCCGTGTTCCGCATGAGAGCCAGGATGGAACTGAATGCCTGACAGCGGCCTTGAAGGATTCGTATCTGATCGTTTCCGTCCTTGCAACCGACCATCTCGGTTTGCGCATACTGGCGCAGGTCGATGACCGACTGCTCGAACTGCTGGTAGCCCGGGGCGTTCTTGATCGCCAACACCCGCTGGGCGGTGTTGATGACCCTGGTCAGCCGGTCAATGTCCCCGCTGAACTCCTTGCGCACCCGCGCCTCAGTCTCGGCAACCTGCTCCCACTGCCCCTTCTCCACATGCCCCATGTGGGTGGGGTCGGGCCCATGGATCACCGGCTGTGGCGGCTTCGGCGGCGATCCAGCCGGTTCGTAGCCCAGGTCGGTCACTGTGCTCCTCCGTTGGGAGCCCCGGCCATGGCAGCAGACTTCTCATCAGCGCCTTGCTGCTCACCCCGATCGAACTCGTTGGACCTCTGGTTGGGGCTGTCAGCAGCCTGCCCAGGCCCAGCCGCGCCCGCGACGGGGGAGCCGCCGTTCTGCCCACCCATCATGGACTGCATCTGGGCCATCTGCATCATGTCCTGCTCCTGACGCTCGGCCAGCAGCGCCAGCTTGTGCTGGTGCTCCATGATGTGCGCCTGCACCCTGGCAGCGGTCCCCGGGCTCTTCTCCGCCAGCAGCCCGAACCGATCGGATCCGGTCTCCTGGATGTGAAGCTGGACGTGCCGCATGTCGTTGTCGTCCTGGCGGCGGCGCGGCACAGCGCCGTGATACCACGACTCGTGCTCTTCCAGAGCCGTCATCAACCCGCCCGTTTCCATCGGAAGGGAGATGAAGTCATCGACGTTGCGGATGTCGAAGCCGAACTCCAGGATCATCGCCAGGAGCTTCGGCATGTTGACCGCAGTCGGCCCATACATCTGGTTGATGATCGGTGCCCGGTCCAGGATGTTCACGAGCTGCTGGACCTGGGTCTGCTTGGTTGTCAGCCGGTGGCTGGCCAGGGGCTGCACCAGGAACCTGCCCAGGAGATCCTCTGGGCGGATGGTGTAGCGGTCCATGAACTTCAGCCCCATCGGGCCGATCTCCCTGACCACCTTGTCCACCGAGCAGAACTGCTGGTTGTTCCAGGTCATCTGGTTGAGCATCGGCATCACCATCTGACGCTCGAAGTTCTCGATCATCCCTACCAGACGTGTGTTCGCTTCATCGATCTCGCTGGTGTGCTGAGTTGCGGTCTTGCCCTTGCCGAATGGGTCCTGGGCTCCCATCTGCGGGCTGGTGATGCCGTTGGTCTCACGGATGTCCATGGTCAACTGGTTCTCTGCCTTCAGAGAGACATCGCCAACATCTGGAATGTGGAGAGGCGCGATGCTCTTCTGAACATCAGGCACGCGCAGGCAAAGTCCAGGCTGGAGGATGAGCTGGCCATCAGGGATGTTCGCCTCGTCGGAGATCAGCCACATCGGGTTGCCTGCGACCTGCGAAGCTGCCATGAAGAGGTTGCGCTTGAGATCCTTCTCCTGGCTCATGCGGGCGATCATCTCGATCATCCCGATGCCGTAGAACTCCTGGTGGAGCTGGGTGGGACGCCAGCTCTGGTAGGGCTTCTTCATGTGCCAGTAAGGATTCTCAGTCACCCTGGCAATCGTCTTGTGGCTGTTGGGCTCGATCAGCACCACGTTGCAAATCTTCGTGGTGTAGTTGCCGCGATCGTTCTTGATGACCAGCGGTCCCCACCAATCGATGACCTCGTAGTGCGGGATGTGCGGGGAGTAGCCAGCCTCACGCGGGTCGTAGACACCGTAGCTGTAGCTCTTCCTCTCCTTGAACTCATCGCCGAAGGTGAAGTCGTTCTGGCCGCCGGAGTCCTTCAGCTTGTGCAGGTTGATCCAGTGCCCCAGCTCCCCCATGCGCTTGACATCGTAATCGGCCCATGAGGATCGATCGGCGCACCACTCTGCATCGTCGATGCTGGTGGCATTCGGAGAGGTGTAGAAGTCGAAGATGCTGACCTGCTTGACATCGTTGCCGTCGAACATCAGCTCGTCACGCTGGATCTCTGACAGCCGCAGCCGGGTCGCCCCAGGCCAGTCCGGGTCGGGCTCCCGCTGCGCGGTGCGGTGGCGAACCTCGCCCCACTCCTGCTTCCAGTAGCACTTCTGGATGGCGGTGCCGTAGATCAGGCCGTCCCGGATGATCCTGGAGGTCTCGTCCAGGTATTGCATCTCCCGGAACTGGTGACGGGTGAGGTGCTCTTGCATCTCCGCCCCGTGCTCATCCTGATCGTTGACGCCGTAGAGCTTATACCAGCGCTCAGAGGCGAACAGGGTGCGCATGAGGCGCGGGTGGGTGGTCTCCACCGCCTTGTAGGGCTCGGGGCTGTGCTGCTGCGGGCGACCGTAGCTGAACTGGGCCAGCGTCTCCCCACGGTAGAGCCGATACATGATGAGCCACTTGTTCCGCAAGAACTCCATCACGTTGTAGGTGTCCTTGAGGCTGCCCATCACCGCGGACTCCGCCTGCCCCGCCACGAACGGATCGTCGGCGAGGTTGGGGAAGGCTACGGATTCTTCGTAGAGGCGCGCGGTCTGCGCAACGTCGGTGCCATCCTGGAAGTCCTCGGTCAGCTCGTAGGGGGCGTGGATGGGATCGGTGCCCTTGCGCCGAGTGTAGGTGCCCATCCCGCGGTTCTGCACCGCGTAGGAATCGACCCGCGTCGTCGGCGGGTTGGTTGTGTTGCCGATGGTGAGCCGATCCCCCATAACCTACCTCAGAGTTTCTTGCCGGTCTTGTAGCTCTGACCGGTGGATGCCTGGCAAATCGCGTAGGCGTTGCCCTTCCCTTTGAACTTCTCAACGCATCGGTGAACCCGCGTCCCCTTGGGGTTGGTTTCCATCTGGGTGAACGGGTCGATCTTCTCGATCGTGTCGAAGTCACTCGACATCCGCATCAACCCCTCGGTGCGCCGCTGCGTCTGGTTCAGCCTCGCTGCCCCCGTGCGCCGCAGATCCATCTCCGCGTAGTGAGCGTAGTCGTGTTCCGCCATCGAACCCCTCCGTCTGGAAGACCTCATAGACCGGCCCTGACCACCCGGGCATGAGCCGAACGCGGCCAGGATACCGAGCTTCATACCACCGAAGCCAGTGAAGAGGCACCTCCCCATCGTAGAAAGACGCCTTCCTGGTGACCGGGTTGGTGCGCCCAAAGGCATACGGGGTCCCACTTTCGAGCGTAAACCCCATAGCGTAAATCGGATCGAATCCCATCAGGTGGGCGGTCTGGATCATGAAGCAGATGGAGTTCCCACCCGGGTGGTAGGGGTCCGTGAGCTTCTCGGGCATGTAGGGCTCCTCCATGTTGGCCCGGTAGACCCCGTTCGGCAGCCGGATCCCCCGACCCCTCCGCTGGACCGTGATCTCGCACAACTTCCGCTGCCCGGAGCCCACCATCTTCAGCAGCCTGTTGTGCGTCGTGCTGTAGACCCCGCCCCCGAAGATGTGCTTGCTGACTACGCAAGCCATGGAGTCGGGACATCGATCGAGGTTGCCTCTTTCACTGAGCCAG